CTCTTCTAGGCATCTTTCTTCCCTCCTTCACAGAATGATATCATCGGTACTCGAAAGTAATAAAACTCCCGTTGTGTCACAAAGAGCTGACCTTACATAAACTGTTGCCCATCTGCATTGCAGACTTGTTATTTATATAATGGAAAGCCGTTTATGGCGGTTCGTTCCTTAATTACTTCTTCGCAGCACCGGCCTTAGGACGCTTCGCGCCGTACTTGGAGCGGGCCTGGTTACGGCCTGCCACACCCTGGGTATCCAGGGTACCACGGATGATGTGGTAACGCACACCGGGCAGGTCCTTAACACGGCCGCCACGGATCAGCACGACGGAGTGCTCCTGCAGGTTATGGCCGATACCGGGAATGTAAGAGGTGACCTCAATACCATTCGTGAGGCGAACACGGGCAACCTTACGCAGAGCAGAGTTAGGCTTCTTCGGGGTCATGGTACGGACAGCGGTGCAGACACCACGCTTCTGGGGGCTATTCAGATCAGAATACTGTTTCTTCTGAGAATTGTAGCTCTTCAGCAGTGCGGGAGCAGTGCTCTTGGTCTCCAGAACCTGACGGCCTTTGCGTACAAGCTGGTTAAAAGTAGGCATTTTGTTTCTCCTTTCTTAATAATGCACATCGGGCTTGTCCCGACTTTTTTTGTCGCACTATCCCCGTAGGGACGCGCAACAGTTATATAATACTCGCTTTGATTCGGAATGTCAACAGTTTTTCCAAGATTTTTTTGTTTTTGAAAAGTAAAGCATTAAATGCAACAAATTTTCGGCTCTGTTTTTGTGGATTTTAGCATAAAGCAAACAGGCCGCCAAGTCTGCCCCGCTTGCAGCCTTTCCGTATTGTTCAATTTTGCCAAAGGATTTCTGGTTTCTCTGGTTCTTATGCTGTCAGTCCAAGTTCCCGCAGGCATTCTCTAAAGACGGTGCCCGCGCTCTTATACCCCAGAATCTTTCTGGGGTAGCTGTTGATCCAGTTCTCCGTGGCCGCGATTTCTGCTGCTGTTACCTTAGAGAAGTCTGTGCCTTTCGGGTGCCGGCGGCGGATCATGCCATTTACATTCTCATTGCTGCCCCGCTCCCAGGAAGAATACGGGTGGCAGTAATACACCTTTGTACGCTTTCCGCCGGTGATGCAGGACTGTTCCAACTGATCGGCCAATGCAAACTCTGTTCCGTTGTCCACGGTGATGCTTTTATAGATGGCGCTGAATCGCTCTGCCCCCAGTTTCTTTTCCAGCGCATTGATGGCCTGCACGGTTGTTTCGGCGCGGCGGTTCGGCACCAATATAATATTTTCGTTCCGGGTCTTTCGCTCTGTCAGCACCAGCAGCGCAACCGTGCTTTTTCTCTTTCCCGAATATACCGTGTCCATTTCCCAGTGCCCGAACTCTTCACGGGTCTTTACTTCTTCCGGGCGCTTTTCGATGCTCTCACCGGCCGGCGCACGGGTCGGGCCTTTCGTTTTGACCTTTTTGTAATCGCCTTTGTGCACTCCATGCCGGGGTAGCGCCTTTTGTGTCAGGTTCAGGAACACGCCCTTTTTAATGTAGCTGTATATCGTAGGCACCGATATATGTGTTTTGAACATTCGCCCCTCTTCCCGTGCGTAACCATACACCGCAGCCGGTGAGCAGTCCTTATCTATAATGGTCCGCTCAATGTACTCTGCAAGTTCATGGTCCTTGCCGATTTTCAGGTTTGGTCCTTTCTCCCGCAGATGTGCTTGATACCGCTGTTCTGCAATGTCCGGGCTGTATGTCGGGATCAGTTCCCACGTTGTTCCGTTCAGCCGGTCATAACTGCCCCGCTTCAATTCACGGTACACCGTAGATGGGTCCACCCGCAGCTTTTCTGAAATCTCCCTGACTTTCAATCCATCTTTCAGCCACTTCTCAATTCGGATTCTGTCTGTGATCGTAAGATGTTTGAACACTCGCACGCCGTTTTCCTCCTTTCGTTTTTGGCGTTTCTTTTCGTTTTAAGCGTAAATTATACGGTGCACCGTTGTCAATGTGCAAACTTTCCACACTTTGCACTTTTCCTTTGTGCAAAACTCCCAGACAAACAAAAAACTCCCCACCAGCGGCCCGGTCAGAGGGCCACCAGCGGGGAGTTCCTTTATGCTTTATTCAGCTGTGTAGTAGGTCAACGTACCTGCTTTTTCAGGGTCTCCATCACATTGTCCGCCTGAATCGCCTCTTTTGTGAAACTGTTATTGTTCCACCATGCGATCAGGGCGGTGACCGTGGTGATGCCAGCGGTCACAAGCTGCTCCACGGTGCTGCTTTCAATGGGGATGATGGGTTTTCCCATCGCAGAAAGCACCTGATTGGCAAGAGCCAGCAGCAGGCAAGCAGTACGGACGATAGTTGCGGTCGAGATTTTGAAGTTACCCATAATTCATTCCTCCATGTTGTCCTGTTCGGACTTCTGTTTCAGGATTTCGATAGCCCCGGTCAGTGCCTTGGGGATCGGCACTCCCATCAGGCCAGCATTTTCGATGATGGACAGCGTCTCGTTTGCGATGAACGCGATCACGGTAGCGTCCCGGATAAAATTAGACCCCATCACCGTGTCGAGGTGGCAGGCCACCAGCACGATCAGCAGGGTTACACCTTTGCGGCACAACCCCTTCCACCCGGCGCGGGATTCCAATGCGCCGTCTTTGCTCTTCGGGCTGGCGTGGAAAACCCCAGCAACCACAAGCCCCGTGATGTAATCGACTGCCATGAACAGGATCAGCGTCGAAAGTGCCGCATCCCATCCGCCGAATTGACTTGCGATCAGACTGCCGATTACTCCAACCATGGTGCAAACCCCGCTCCTTACTGCATCACCCATCTGCTTTTTACCTCCCGCACGTCAACGTGTACAAAGTTGTCGGTATAGTACCGCCCAATGCCGCCCTTTCCGGGCAGCAGAGCTTCGACGTAGGCCGCCAGTGTATCCACCGACACCCCGGCGATCCAGATGTCCGCAGCCTTTCCATAGAGGTGCTGGCTGTACTTGGACGATTTCTTCTGCTTGGCGTTGTGGCTTGCGGTGCGGAAAGCACTGTTGATGTTCACTGCCTTGCCGAAGTGATCCCGGATTTTCTGCAGCAGGGTCACAAGCTCATCGTCAATAAAGATCGGGTCGCTTCCATCTTTGCACTTAAACTCCCAGACGTGGAAGTTCTTGCTCAGGGCCTTGTTCCCGTCCTTCGCATAGGAATATGCTTTGATTGCCATTGTTCTGCTCACTTCTTTCTTTTTTGATGATATAGAATTTCCCGTATGTCTGATTCAGCTTGTGTTTCAGTGCCATGCACTCGCAATGACCCAGAACGCCGCGGTAGCTGCCGATGGTGCGTTCTACGCTCTCGGCTGTGATCTCGCCCGCCTCATACTGTGCCAGCACCTGCGACAGCCGCAGCTTGATGCCGCGTATCGTGGCGTGACGCAGGCGGCGGTGTGTCGGCCACACCCTCATGCCCACAAACTCCACGCCCTGTTTCAATGGCTGGATGCTGGTTTTATGGTTCAGAGCAAGATTCAGTTCCCGGCGCAGGAATGCGGCGATCTCGTCCCGGATGTGCGCAAGTTCCTGCTTGTCGCGCCCGATGATGATAATGTCGTCCATGTACCGGATGTACCAGTGGATGTGCAGGGTATGCTTCACATACTGGTCCAGAACGTCCAAATAGATGTTTGCGAACATCTGGCTGGTCAGGTTCCCGATGGGAACACCGGTATCCTCCAACCGGCACTCTGGCGGTACTTCGTCCGCGCTCATGCCCTCCGGCAGACCGAACTTTGTCTGGTCGCTGTGCAGGATCGCGCGGAACAGCCAGATCATGCGGGGATCCGTGATCTTCTGCCCAATGATTTTCAAAAGAATCTCATGGTCTATCCGGTAGAAATACTTGGAAACGTCCAGTTTCAGGGTATAGGCCGGGCCGCCACGGTCCGCCTGCCGCATCCAGTATTGGAGTTTATCCAGTGCCGCGTGTGCGCCTTTGCCCTTACGGCAGGCATAGCTATCTGAAATAAAGCCTTTATCAAAGATGGGAAATACAACTTGGTAGATACCCCACTGCACAACGCGGTCGGGGTAGTGTAGCGCCATCGCCATGCGCAGCACCGGCCGCCGGATCCAGAATATCCGGTACGCCCCTACCTTATAGGTCTGCTTAACCAGACGGTGTTGCAGGATAATGCAGTATTCTGCTTTGCGCTGTTCAAATACCAGCACTTCATCCCGGTGCTTCTTTCCCTTGCTGGCGTGTTGATGTGCCAGCATCAGATTGTCGAAAGCCACCACCCGGTCAAAGATGGTTTTGTAGGTTTTCATTCACAGCCTTCCGCACCCGTGACATATTCGGCCACTCCCCACCATGCGCCGGGCGGTGGGATATTCCGGCCATTCTCCCCGGCATACTATCTGCCTTGGTGCGAATACAAATTATTCGTACAGCGCTCCCCCGGCGCTGCCGATGGATCCTGACCCCTTTTGCCTGCGTAATCCAGCCCATCTTTTCAGGCAAGCTATGATTCATCTGGCAGGGAAAAGCGGAACGCCGCCCAATGTTGCCGTTGGCGTTGGACCGCACATTGTTGAGGTTCAGCTTGAACACGCCCGCGTTGGAAGTGTTGTTCCAGCTGCCGCCCCGGATCGGGATGCGTAAATGATGGTCAGGCCCCAGATATGTGAAAAAGGCAAGCAGCCTATTTAGACTGCTTGCCATCCACATACTTTAAGTAATTGCCGATCATGCCACCGATGGCCCCGGTGTATCTGCTCCATGTTGCGTACTGGTGCATCGTGATACACACCACAGGCTGTGGCGGGGTTTCCGGTGCTTGCCCGTCCCCGCGCTTCTTGCGCTTTTTCTTCGGCTCGGTGCCCTGCGGGTACAGTCTGGGATTCGCCGCCTCGTCAAGATAGTCCCGTAAGTCCAGCAACAGGGTGTCGAACTCGCGCAAGGTGTCGCGCTTGTAGTATTTCTTCTGGATCACGTTGCAAAGGTGCAGCATATCATACATGGTTTCCCGGATGCGTTTTGCAAGGCCATACTTTTCAATTCGCGGAAACTGTACCAGGATGGGGCTTCCGTAATTTATCATGTCCTTTACCGCCTGCTTCAAGCGGTAGCCTCCGTTCTGCGTGTTCATCTGCTGCAGCTTTTCACTTTCAATACTGTTCATGTCACATCATACCCAGGTTCTAAAAATATAGGGGTGGCTATCGCCACCCCATCGGTTTACTGTCGTTCGGTTTGCGGTTTGCCCCTCTTATCAGAGGGAACCCACGAAAGCGGAACGCCGCCCAAGGCGGCCGTTGGCGCCGGACCGCACATCGTTGAGGTTCAGCTTGAACACGCCCGCGTAGGAAGTGTAGTCCCAGCCGCCGCCCCGGATCGGGACGCGCTCGCCCTGGTTGATGGCATACAGATCATCGCTGCCGTAATCGCCGCCCGGCTCCTGCGGATAAACGCCGATGCCGTAAAGGATCTGCGGCACCGTGGACAACGTAGTGCCCAGAGAGGTAAAGCCGGTGCCGTGACCGTCCGTGCTCTGGCCGGTCAGTGCATCGGTGACAAAGGTCCACTTACCGCTGCGCCAATCCAGCTTGATGGTGCCTGCCGTGCCGGGAGCCACAAGGCTACCGTCTGCGGTAATGGCTTTCCACAGGCTGCTGGCAGAGGAAACGTCAGCGGTGGACAGTGCGGCATCGTTGTGCTGGATGATCTGGACTTCGCCATCCATCAGGCGCATACCGGTGGCCCACTCCCACGCATTGCCGTTCAGGTCGGCAATGCCGGTCAGGTCGTTGTTGTGGTTCCAACTCACAGGGCCAGAGCCGGTCAGGGTCAGGTTTACCTTGCCGTTGCTGTCGTAGTTGGCCGGGGTGCCCTTCTCCCAGGCATGGGCATGGTCAGCGCCATAGTTGTTGTTGCCGCGGGGCATAAAGCCGTTGGCACGGCACCACAGCTGGATAGCTGCATACATGGCGTTGGTCGCCAGCGTCCAGCCCTCGCCCTTGCTGCGGCTCTGGCTCACAGCGGTGTCGAAGTTCACGTTGACCGCCGGGGCCTGCATGGGCAGGCTGCAGGGCACGCCGTTCACCAGCGTATCATGGTACTTGCCGATGCAGAAATAGGGCTTCTCCACACCATCCAGCTTAAAGGCCGGCAGCACCGTATCATCGCCCACACCCACATCCTTGTAGGTCAGCTTATTGATGGGCACCACCACGCTGGGCAGGCCAAACTTATCCAGCAGGGCGGTGTTCTTGCCGCCAGAAATACCCTCAATGGCGGCCTTGAAGTCAGCAAAATTAGTCATAGTGTTTCGCTCCTTTCACTTAGTCGATGGCCCACAGGGTCAGGGTGCAGCGGGAAATATCGAACTTCACGGGGATCTTCGTGGTCTGCTCCACTTCGCCCTCGCCATCCATGGCCGGCACCTTTTCCACTTTCTCGGTGTAGGCGCGGGCGGGAATGTCGATCTGCGCTGCATAGGACAGATCATCATCGTTCTTGCCAATGGAGGTAGCCAGAGCACCATCCCAGTTGCGCACAACGTCAATGTGCACCGGCTCGTCTTTCTCGTACTTTGCCAGGTTCACCATGATCTCGTCATCACCCAGGAACAGCTTGGTGCCGACCACCTCATAATCCAGCTTGGTGCCTTCGTTCTTCTCGATAACCTGAATCATAACTTAATACCCTCCGTTCATGTGGTTGTCACGGCAGACTTCGCGGGTCTTGGCGGCGATCATTTCCGCCTGCTCCCGCTGCTCTGCGCTGATGTGGCCCCGGCAGCCGAAACTTTCAGCCACCTGGGCTTCGTATGCGATGCGTTCATCGCTCTTCACGATCACATTTGCCATGGTCTTGCTCCTTACTCCCCGGTGGGGGCCGTGCCATCTTCGTACTCCGGTGCGGGGATCATGCCGCCCTGGATCTCAACTTCCAGCGTCACTTCCTTGGCAACGCCGGTGTACTGCACCTTGAAGCCGTTAAGCAGCTTGTCTGTGATGACGATGTTGCCGGCCGTGCCCGCCGGGTCGCCATCAATGGCAACGCCGTTCGGCATCACAGCAGAAACGACACGAGCGGCAATGATGTAGTCCGTGTTGTTGCGGGGCTGCTTCAGGGCGATGGTGGTTTTGGAGTTGTTGGCCGGGTACTTTGCGGTGTTGTGCAGGTAGATGACGTGCATCTCACCCGTCATAGCATCAATATCCCGGCCATGCTCTTTCAGCACGCGGGTGGCCTCGGCCAGAATCAGGCTGTTTTCCAGGATGCCGCCCTCCATGTTGTTGAAGTTGGCAGCGCTCTGGGCAGTGCCCGATTTCAGCACTTCACCATCCACCCGCTCATGGGTGATGGAGCCATCAGAGTTATTCGTTTCCTTGAACCGGTTGACGAACTGGGTCACTCTGTCCACCCAGTTTTTGAAATTGTACATAGGGTGTCCTCCTTATCCCTTTGCGCTCTGTTCAGCCGCGGTCTTGTCGGCGCTCTTGAAGTTCAGTGCAACACGCAGCAGTGCGCCTTCATCGTCCGCCTCGAACTCGATCTGTTCATTGCCGACCAGCGTTTTGATGTACATGGCCTGCTTGCTTGTGTCCAGCAGTGCAACCTCCGTGACGGTGCTGCCGGTGGAATCACCGGGCGGGATCGTCATGAAGAAAGCCAGTCGCCCATCTTTCAGGGTTTCCACGCTGTCGATGGGAACGATTTTGTAAGTGCTGCCCGCCTTGTAGCGGCCCAGCGCTGCACGCACTTTGGTGTAGTCCTTGTACAGACCCAGAGCATAACTCGTCAATGCCATAGCCTTTCACCTCCCTTCGTTACTGCACAAACGGCTCTTCGCCGCTGCGCTTGCCCTTGAACTTGGTAACAGTGACTTCAACATCCACGTCCAGCACCGGATCATCCAGCACCGCCGGGATATTGCTGGCACAGGTTTCCGTGCCCGCCATCGTTGCTTCCATGTTGTGCACCTCCGTTTCTGTTTCAACCGTCATATCTGCATCGTAGATACCGGCTGTCGTTGCCCTGTACGGGACAGTGCCAGCCGTTTCAACTTTGTACCCGGTGGCCCGCTGCTCTGCCTCCACCTCAAACTCACCATCGGCCAGGGCCGCCCTGGTCGTGTTCTTCGGCCAGGTGCCTGCCCGCTGGTTCTCGCTGGTATATGGAACCGCAGACTTCGCGGCGGACTGCTCGGTGTCCACCGTGAGATCTGCATCCATGATTCCGGCATGGGTGGTCCGGTACGGGATGGTGCCCGCCGTTTCCACCCGGAAAGCATTTGCTGCGCCCTCCGTTTCTACCAGCAGTTCGCCATCTGCAATGCCGCCGTGGGTGGTGGTCCGGGGCCATGTGCCGGCGTGCATCGTTTCACTGGCGTATGGCACCCGGTAGACCAGCGAGGAAAATTCGCACTCCACATCAAGCCCGGCCTGCACCTGCAAGTACAGGCTGTCCAGATGGGCAGTCATACGCTTGTAGATATTCACACTGCGGCGAATCTCCCGGCGCTTCACCGGGATAAGAGCACCATCCACGGAACAGATCACGCGGAAGTGGCCGGGCGTGCCGCCGTAGTCGTACCACTGCTCGATCTCCGACCGGGGATAAATAGCAGAGATAGCTTTCAGCGTTGCCCAGTCCGTGCCGTAGTAGCGGCGGACTTCCAGCGCGGTTTTGATGATGTTCCGCTTGGCCTGCAGCGGGTAGTTGGCATCGTACCAGTCCACCTTGAACTGCACGGCCAGAACGTCCAGAATTTCTTCCGGCTGGGAATCTATCAGGGTGTAGATATGGATCCGCTCCGCAGCGTCCATCTCGTGCTGGTGCCGTTTCCGATACACTTTGTCCATGATGCGGACCCACGGTTCATCCGCAACCGCCGGGGGCAGCCCCTCAATCAGCCCGGTTTCCCGCAGATCAATCATCCTCGATACCTCCGTACACCACCTTGCAGCTGTTCATCTTTGCCACCTGCGTTTCGGTGATCTTGGTATCGACCGGACCGGTCAGCTTCGGGCGTTTGGCTCCCGCTTCACGCACCCGCATGATAAGTTCAGAGGAATCAATGTCGCGGCCGATCTTGCGTTGCCAGATCTGGTACTCTTTCACGGCCTTTTCCACGTTTTCCTGGATAGTCACAGCGGATTTTGTGTTGCTGGATGCGATGTAGTACGTCAGGTTTATGTCGTAGGGCACCTCTTCCGGGGCGTGACAGAGAACCAGATCACCCATTGGTTTCTTTACCGTGGTGAAATAGTCCTCCATGCCCCGGCACTCTGCTTCGGTCGGCAGCCGCCCATCATCCATCAGGAAATAGATGTGGATGGTGTAGCCTTCCTCACAGATGATCTTGGTGCCGGTCACATCGGTGCGCCAGCTTTCGGCAAAGTATTCATAGGCATCCACCGGGCCAGCGATGGAGAAGATGGACGGTGCGTAGTGGATGCGCCGGGTGAACGAATCGTCCCCCTCTTCATCCGTGCCGCCGGTGCTGGCAGAGGTGTTGCTTACAGAAGCCACATAGGGGATGGGGTCCACCAGCGTGTTGATCTCACCAATGAGGATTCCATCACTCCCGCTGCCAGCTTCATCCGCCACGACCTCAACGTCCACCGTCAGTTGCCCCGCCGGGATCTCCGTATACTTCGTGGTCTTGAAATACTGCTTTTCGCCGGTACGCACCTGCGTGCCCTCCGGGATGCTGGTTGCGCTGGCTCTGGCGGCAGACAAAGTAAAACGCACGACCGCTGTTGCTTTGCCAGCTGCCATGCGTTCTACGCCCACCATAGGGGCCAGATTATCCAGGTTCGGCCCGGTGCTTGTCGGCAGCAATTCCGCTTTCAGGCAAGCCGTGCTGAACTCTATCGTGTGGTGGGAACGGTGGGCCAGCACCAGCAGCACCATGCGGGCTTCTGCACACTGGGCCAGCGACACCGATCCGTCATACATTTCCTTGTTGTATTTCTCAAATAAGGCCCTGCAATCCGCTACTGCTTCTTCCAGGGTTTCCCCGCCATCAATATCAATGTCGGGGATGTTCTCAAATTCCGTGATTTTAGACAAGTTCGT